GATAAAGTTTACATTACTGCTATCAGCTTGTATTTTTAAAAGATTGCCATTACCACCATTGTTAAACAAAAATTCACCAGTGCCACAATCAAGCGTGATATTAGCTGCACTATCTATTGTAAAACTTCCACTAGATAAATCTATCTCTGTGGCATCAATACTTATATTGTCAACAGTAATCCCCCCATCGGCAGCCAAAGATGCCGCAGTGACTGCACCACTAAATGTGCCTGTAGTTGTATCAACAGCAGTTGCGATTATATCGGCAGGTTCTTTTCCTATGTACGGCATTAGACATCAATCTCCATTATACTTAATGTGGCACTAACTTTATCTGCCACAGAACAATCTACTTTTATTATATCTGTCGCTTCCACGACTATTTTGTTTCCAGACATTATTTCTATCGAGCTACCTACAGGTATTGGTATGTCTTTTACAATATGTGAAGTTATACTTGCAGTGGTGTCTGTTACTGTAACTGTTGCTGTAACTTGTGATGTATGTACATTTGCAAGTGTTAATCCTAAAACTATTGCTGTTTTACCTGAACCTGCAGTGTACAAAGCGTCAGGACTGCCTGCACTAGTGGGCATCACTGCGTTGTTTACAAGTCTAAATGTATTTGCCATTTGTTTATTTCCTTATGTTAACCGAGTGCAATCGCAAGTGCAGTTGCATTATCGTCTGTCAATGCTGTTAGGACACTAACATCCATTCTTTTTATTGTTCCTGCATCACTCACTAGTAATTCATCTGTTGTTGCAAGACCTGAAGTTAAGGCACTTTGCCCTGATATTACATTGTCATTTATATGTTCGCTTTCAACTGCGTTATCGGCAATCTTAGCTTCTGTGATTGCGTCTGCAGCAATCTTGGCAGTCGTAATTTGTGAGTCAGCTATGTGTGCAGTATCTATTGAGCCATCTGTGTAGTGTTCGGAGTTTATAGCATCGTCTGCTATTTTAGCACCAGTAATAGCGTCTGCTGCTATCTTAGCAGTTGTGACCTGTAAATCACCCAAATGTGCAGTGTCTATTGAACCGTCTGTATAATGTTCAGAGTTTATGGCATCGTCTGCTATCTTTGCACCTGTGATGGCATCTGCAGCTATTTTAGCAGTTGTGACTTGTAAATCACCCAGATGTGCAGTGTCTATTGAACCGTCTGTGTAGTGTTCAGAATCTATAGCGTCATCTGCTATCTTAGCACCAGTGACAGCATCCGCTGCCAATTCAGCAGTTACGACACCACCATCTTTAATTGTCACTGCTCCACTAGATACTGCAAAGTTATCAGAACTAAATGAAGCCACACCTTTGTTAGATGTGGTTGCATCTTCTCCTGCTATTGTAACAGTGTTGCCTGTAGCTGAAGTGTCAATGCCCTCTCCCCCTGCTATGGTAAAAGTTTCACTATCTAAGTCAATAGCTATTGTGCCACTATCTGACGTAACATCTAAATCTTCAGCAGTTATTTGTGTATCAACATAAGCCTTTACAGATTGTTGTGTTGGTACAAGAGTAGCACTATTAGATGACATATCATCTTCATCAACAAATGCAGTTATTGTTATAGTGCCATCAGATAAATTACCATACGTAATTGTACCTGTGGTTGTTATGGCTGATGAACCATTATCTATAGCACCAAAACCACTTGTTATCGAACCACTATTTAATGCACCTACTGTTGTGGCTGCAGTAGTTACAAGATTAGGCATTGCAGTTATTTCGTCATCAAGGTAAGCAGCTAAAGTTTGCACTGTGGTTTGTGCCATAGTGCCACCGTGATTCATCACAATACCATGTCCATCTGATACTGTTGTCGTTCCTATAGACGAGTCACCATCTATTATATTTAATTCAGTAGTAGTAGATGTTACACCATCAAGTAAATTTAACTCTGCTGTTGTGACCGTTGCACCATCAAGTATTTCAAGCTCTGCTTCGGATATACCTGCACTACCTATTGTTAGTGTGCCTGATATATCTACATTACCATTTATATCAATGGTCGTAGCTGCAATCTGTATTTCTGTATCTGCTACGAGGTCGAGTTGTCCGTCTGTGCTTTGATGAATATAAGTACCAGAATCACCAAATTGTAATTGTCTTGAACTATTTAAAAGTAGTGCAGTATCTGCCACATGAGTAATTGAAACATCACTGTCTGCACCAAAACTTATAACACTAGAATCTGACCTCAACCTCATATCATTGCTAACATCAACATTTGAAGAAGCATTAAGATTTATAGTTGCTTCACCATCTATTCTTAAAACACCATCGGAACTTTGTTGAATAAAACTAGCCGTATCACCAAACTGTATTTTTTCTGTAGAAGCAACGAGTATGTCGTCACTGAACTCAAAATAATCCTCATCTTCCATCCATTTAAGGACACCATCGTTACTTTCACCATCAAAAGTAACAGTTATATCTGTGCCTGCAGTGCCATCTCCTAATGTAAGGGATGTGCCAAGCAGTTTTGTTATAGGGCCACCTTCGCCTGTAGTTCCATCGTGAGTGTGACCTGAACTGGCTGCGAACGCAGCAAGCAACTGATCAAATTCATTATTGGTATCTGACGCTTGTATTACGTCTCCATCACTATATGATGATTGTCTTGTATACGTTGCTCCCATTAACGTCTAGCTCCTAATTGATATTCCAACTGAAAACCTTTTAGTGAATATGGGTCAGTTGTACCTCCATCGTTTACTCTTAATGCCACTGCAAATCCTGAACCCTCTACAGGTTGTCGTACCAACGGTTGTGCAGTACCCCCATAAGTGGGTGTGCCATAAACTGATGTTCCATATATACCTGCTATATCTGTAGAATCTAACGGATAAGCTGCAGGTCTAAGTGAGTCAGAAGATTCGTAATCATATCTAACAAAGAGATCTGCATCGATCACTGATTCAGGTTTGTAATTTACAATGACTCTTTGCATGTGTTTTCTTATACCGGGGTCATTCATTGTTAAGTCAGGACTACGATACGTTCCGTTTATGGCTGTGCCATCGAATGTTGATCCCTCTTCTTGTCTGTATATGTAACCGTCAAATCCACCGTGAAGAACAAGAATATCACCAACAAGTATAAATGTGTCGGTGGCTGCAGGCTTGATACCTTTTAATCTTGCAAATTCATACGCTTGTTGACCCCCTTGTTGCCCTTTCAAAACACATATCAAACCTTCCGTTCTTGTTTCTAATGCTCCTGCCTTTGAAAAAAACAAACGATACTGAGTTTTTTCTGGTATAACGATTGACTCAAAAACAGATGCGTCTGTTATATTGTCGTCAAATATAGACTGCACATTAGAACTTATTGTTCCTAATTCAACGTCACCGATTCTTGCAGTACCTGCAACTGTTCGTAATCCATCAGGACCTAAGAATATTAAGTCACCTGCAAATTCCTGAATAGTCTTTCCGTTTATGCAACCTATGTCTCTTGTTACAGCCGATACTGCAAAATCTGAACTAGAGCTACCTGATAATTTAAATATTCTATTTTCACAAAAGATAAATAAATTTTCACGGAATACTTTAAGTCCAACTACTGTATCATCAACTTTTATACTTCCTGCACCAGATCCACTGCTAAACGCATCTTCGTCAAACGGTTGGCTAAATACGACTTCTTGAGGTGTGCTAGACATGCCTGCATAAAACATGTGTTCTTTAAATGATGCAACTATGCTTGCACCTTCTACACTACTTGTTGTAACATCTGTTGCACTAAGAGATGTATTAAATACTGTTGGATCATTTGTACCGTCTACAACAATTATTTTATCGTTACCGTCAAAATTAAAACGTTCAAAAGAATATTTGCCTGCGTTAGTTCTTCCTGTATCTCTTTCAGTCCAACTTTCTGAAACTACAGTTCTAGATGCGTCAGTAGTAGCACTATGAGCTGCAGCGCTTGTACTGTTTGCAGCCCTTGTCACACCTGTAAATGTAGTAGACGTGACACCAGTATAAGTAAACTGCTCACTATTTATTTGCAACGTGCCACTTGAGCTAAAACCTGATGTGCTTTTTACAGTTATAGTTCCTGAACCTGTCATTGTAGTATCTGCAGCAATTGAATTAGTAGATCCTTTTGCCAAATGTGTAGACGCAGAACTAAATATTTTTTCCCCTCGTGCTGCGAGAGTTTTATTAGCAAACGTAGCAATCATAAGTACTGATTCACTAGATGAACTAGTATGTGGAACAATTTGTCTTATATGTCTTTGATAACCATTTATTCTACGGTAACCCCCTTCTATATCAGGCTCAAAGTTTTCAAGTTGTAAAGCTTGACCGGGTTTCATTATAAATGTAGATCTGTTAGCTACTAAGCCACCTTCACATATAAAAGGAAACGCACCTGTCGGACTTAACTCTGGCATTAAACGGCTCTCATATATAATTGTTTGTTAATTAATTCAACACGCATACGCTTGATTGATTTTTCAAATTGCATTTGTGCAAGCTGTGCGTTTTGCACATCGCCACGTAAAACAAAAGCATAATATTTTGCTTTTTCTATTATTACAGTTTCAAACCTTTCAGGTATCGATGATGTGTCTGTTGAAGCACTTAACGCTGTGTGAGTAGAGTAATAATAATACTTTACGGTGTATGTGCTTTTATCAGGCACAGGAGACAAACCAATATTATTTTGTGGATCTTCGTATACATACACTGGTATGGCTCGTGAGTTACCTGTAGGGTCTGTATCTCTTTCATGGTAGTTGTCAAGATATTCACTGTAAGTTATAAACTCAAGTGTAATTTCTTTTTTATCTGCAGCTTCAAGAAATGTAAAACTATCAAAGTCTACCGTTTTTGTATTTGTAGTGCTTAGTGCAGATCTAGTATAAAGACGTGTGCCTGCAGTAGTTGTAAAAGTTTTATTAATAACCGTAAAGGGCCATTCAGTGTCAGAGTTTATTATATCATCTATTGCACGATTAACATAATCTTTTACTGCAGTTTGTATACCTCTTGATGCAGAAAAGTTAGAGCTTGTTAGCTCTACCTCGTTTAGATCTCGTAGTACGTTGTTGACTAATACTAGATAACTGCTCGCCATGTTTTAGCTTCTCTTGAACTTTTTTAGTTTCTAAATAATCTTTTCTTTTTTTGGCTTTGCGAGTTGGACTATTTAGTTTTTTGTTGATGTCTGCTACTTGCTCTGGAGTTAGTAGTTTGTAAGGTTTG